AGAAGAAAACAGATAGGAGTTAAAATGAAGGTTAATATATTTAAGAAGTTAATAAGAGAAGTAGTAAGAGAAGAGTTAGATTATAAATTTAGTCGACTTGAAAAAAAATTAGATGAAGTGTTAGTTAAGAGTAATACTAACAGTATAGTAGAAGATAAGGCATTACAGCCTACCTCGTCTCCATCTAAAAAACAACCTGTCCTGGCAGCACCGAAGAAGAAACCAGCTGCTCCACTTACAAAAGACTCTATTCTTAATGATATATTAAAAGAAACTGCTCATGCAGGAGATTGGAAAGATATAGAAAAAGAAGCAGAAGTTAAATCTGTAAAAGATACAACTCAAGGACTTCCTGATTTTCTATCAAACGCTATAAACAAAGATTATTCAGCAGTAATGAATAAATTAGAGGAAAAAGATAGGTTTAAGAATGGCGCTTAAAGACGACATATATAAAGCATTTGAAAAGAACTTAGGTAAAGAGTATGTTGATGCCACAGAAGATGGTAAGAAAAAGCTAGATACTTTATCAGTAGACTTAACAAAGGCAATTGTTAATTGGGTAACATCACAGACCTTTAGGGTGGACAAGTTAAGTGCACCTGTGATACAGACAACTGTAGATGGACTTGTTTTTGGTGCTCCAATACCAGCGGTAGGAACTCCTGGTGCTCCACTTATTCAACCAACAACACCAGTTTCTCTTGCTGGAGTAGGACCATTTATCATAGAGACTACTGCTGATGTTGATGTAGATGCTCCTGGTATGAGTCAATTAGCAGATGGTGCGTCAAATGCTTCAGAGGTTAGACTTAGAGCAGATGAGGCTGATAATACTGGATTGGATGAGGAATCATAATGCCGATATTAGATAGAAGAAAAGATAGATTTGTAGAAGACCAAGATAAACGAGTATCAGTTGGAATTGATTTTCCATTTGGTCGTGTTGGTAATGGTGATGGGTATTTTAAATCCACAAAGACTACTATCGATGCTATTAAAAATAACATCAAACTTCTTCTACAAACAAATCAAGGGGAAAGATTATTTCAACCGAACTTAGGAATGAATTTAAAAAATTATTTGTTTCAACAGATGACAGAAGAAACAAGTATTCAAATTGAGAATGATATTGTTGATGTATTTAGTAGATGGCTACCATTCGTTGAACTTAAAGATATACAAATAACAAATAGAGATGAAGTGAATCAACTCGTGATAAACATAGTATTTAATATTAAAAGAGCACCAAATAGTTTAGAGAGTGTTCAAGTTACATTTGATGGTGTTGGAAACCAAACCACAACAGCAACTGATGGAGTTTACTAATGGGATATACTGAAAAACAAAAGTTAATACCAACAAATGTTAACTATACAAGTAAGGATTTTAGTTCAATAAAAGCTGATTTAATTGAATATACTAAATCTTATTTTCCTGATACATACAAAGATTTTAACGAAACATCACCTGGTATGATGTTAATAGAATTATCAAGTTATGTTGGTGATGTTCTTTCTTACTATATAGATTATAATTACAAAGAAAATATTTTATCAACAGCAACTGAAAAAAGAAATGTAAGAAGACTTGCAGAATTTCTTGGATATAAAACTCCAAACAAAACACCATCCGTTGTTCGTTTAAAAGTTACAACCACTATAGATGCTGATACAGATGGTAACCCAAAGTATGGTGATTTATCAAGTGGTCATCCTATAGATAGTGGATTACAAATTACTTCAAACATAGATTCAGAAGTAATATTTGAGACAACAGGTGAAGTAGATTTTACAGCAAGTGGTTCAGGTGATCCTGAAATAAGTGCACCAACACTTGATGATAATGGAGAAGCTGATACATATACGTTGACGAGATATGTTAGAGCCGTATCTGGTAAAACAAAAACAAAATCTTTTACCATTACGAGTCCAACTAAATTTTTAGAATTGGATTTAGGAGAAGATGACCTTATAGAAGTTTTATCTTGTGAAGATAGTTCAGGACAAAAATGGTACGAAGTAGATTATCTAGCACAAGAAAAAGTATTAAGGGAACTTCACTATAGTGATCCTACAACTCTTAGAACATCTGCTTATGACATGTTAGATTTGGATGGGGATGGTAGTAATGATATATCACCAATACCAATACCATATACTGCAGAATATATAAGAACAAATAAAAAGTTTATTACTAAATATGATGAAGATAGTAATAGTTACAAATTTTGTTTCGGTAATGGTTTATTTAGATTTAGTAATTCAGGTTCAAATGTAGATCCTGTAGAACAAGCTGGTGTAACAATAAATGGAACTAACCTTGCTGATATACCTGGTGCTATAGGTTCAACAACAGGTAATAATCTTAATTTAGGAGAGACTCCAACTAATACTGTTCTAACATTTACATACAGAGCTGGTGGTGGTTTAGAAACAAATGTACAGACAAATGAAATAACAGAAGTTCAAAATTCACCAGCAGGTGTAACTATAACTGTCACAAATGATGAACCAAGTATAGGTGGAACTGATGGACAAACTGTAGATGAAATAAAAACTAATGCTAGTGCCTTCTTTGCTTCTCAACTTCGTTGTGTTACCAAAGAAGATTATACTGCTAGAATATTAAGTATACCACAGAAGTTTGGTAGTATTGCTAAATGTTACGTTGAACGATTAGATCCTGAACAGAGTGGTGGAACTCTTTTGGTATCAACACTTTCTTATAATCAGAACAAACAATTAGTTCAAACACCACAATTGGCACTACAAAATGTTGCTAGATATCTTAACCAATTTAGAATGATAAACGATATTGTAGATTTTGGATTTACTGCAAATAGTAATTTATTTTCTGGCTATATTATAAATTTTGGTGTAAGATTTTTAGTTAATTATGATAGAAGATTTAACCCAACCGAAGTTAAAATAAATGTAATTGATGTCATAAAGGATTTCTTTAAAATAGAAAAGATGCAATTTAGACAATCAGTTAACATGAATGATTTACAATACAATATTTTGGCTTTAGACGGAGTCGTGGGTATACGAGAATTAAAATTATTTCAAGATGGTAATTCTGACTATGCTGCTGGTAGACAATTATATTATTATAAAGGTGATGGAGAAGTCATAGGTACAGATAGTAATTATGGTTTTCAATATAACTTCGATGATGCTTTACAAGATGGTATTTACAGACCATCAGTTTCACCATCAGTATTCGAATTAAAAAACCCTAACCAAGACATATATGGAAAAGTGATATAATGCATAGATATTTTTTTACAACCAAAGATGCCTTTATCAGTAGTGGTTCAAACCAAATTACTGGTGAAGACTTTAAAGATAAGAATACAGGACAAGACGAAGTTCTTGAGTTAAAGAAAGTATTTTTTGACAGAACCTTTTCTTATAATACTCGTGTTCTTCTTCAATTTAATACTACTGAAATAGAAAACTATATTAGTTCTTCAGTATTACCAAGTGATTATAAATTAAATTTAAGACTCTATGAGACTGAGGGTACAAGTGGATTGACTGAGGAATATACAATTGCCGCTTATCCATTGAGTCAAGAGTGGGATGAAGGTGTTGGTAAAGAAGTTGATGAACCAAAAACAACAGATGGTTGCAGTTACCTATATAGAAAAAATAGAGAAGGTGCTTCTCAGATTTCTTGGACAACTCCTGGTGGTACTTATCTTGCTGGAGACGAGGTAACACAGGCATTTTCTTCTGAATCACCTGATATCAATATGGATATAACTACTATGGCTAAAAAATGGTTTAGTGGTGATAATACAAATTATGGTTTATTGATAAGATTATCTGGTAGTAGAGAAACATCAAGTGGTAGTTTTGAAGACATCAAGTTTTTCTCAAGACAAACCAATACAATATACTCTCCGAAGATAGAACTTAAATGGGACGACCACTTACCAGCAACTGGTTCAAATACTGGTAGTTTAACTGAATTAGATGTTAGTGGTAATTCAGAAAACTATCTTTATCCAATACACTTTAGAGAGGCGTACAAAGAAAATGAAATTGCTAAATTTAGATTTGGTGCTCGTAAAAGATATGTTCAAAAAACATTTTCAACATCATACCAAACTATTAGTGGTAGTTTCATACCTTATCCATCTGCTTCATATTCTATCATAGATATGGCAACAAACGAATCAGTTGTTCCGTTTAGTGCTTACACAACTATGAGTTGTGATACAACCTCTAACTATTTTAAACAAGACTTAAATGCGTTTGAACCTAATCGTGCTTATAAGATTTTGGTAAAGGTCAATCACGATGATGGTCAAGAGATAATATACGACAACGATTTTGAATTTATATTGAGGACTTAATTATGGGTTATGGAAATCCACCAGATCCTGCTGGAACTACTGGAAGTGAAACGACTGAAGGACAAGGTCTCGGTGATGCACAAGAAAATCCTATTGTAGCCGTTGATTTAGAAGCAACAGATAGTGATAGGTTTTACTACAGAGAAAATCCTGAAGAACAATACATAGGATTATATCATCGTCATGAAGATGGAACTCTGATGATTGGTGGTGGTGAGTTGGGCATATCTCACGATATGAATATCGATGAGATTATATTTCAAAAATTTGATTACGAAACTTTACAAGAAGTTAGAGAGATTGTAAGTGACAATGTTTATAGATTGTGGTTTGAATCTCGTAATTTAACCAACGAAGAAGTATTAACTTTACAAACAACAATTCGTGATGGTATAAAAACACTGGGACGTACAGAAGACGAACCACTTGTGTTTTTTAAGAAAGATAGAAATACATTAGAAAGTAGAAAAGATTTACAAGGTGATACTTTTGAAATAGTATGTCAACATGTCTATGATAATAATATTACTGATATATCAAGTGCTCTTTCTTTAATAACAACGAGTAAGGGTACTGAGTTAATACCACCTGAGTTGGAAGAATTAGGTGAGGTTGTAGATTATATAATAGATTATACATATGGTGATGGACAAAAACATTCTATCACAATTGCAACAAAAATAGGTAATGTGTTTACAGATGTTCTAAATTTAGGACAATTGACAACACCAAAAACGACTACTAAAATCAATCCTATTAAAGCTAAAGAAATTTTAGATACTGATATTTTTGAGTTACTTCCAACACAATCAACTCGTCAACAAGAAATAAATAACTTTTTTGTTGACTTCAATGACCTTATAGGAGCAACACCACCATTTGAAGATGTCGATGGTGATGGTATTGGTGAGAGTATATCTGATGGGGGAGCTTCGGATTCTGGTTCTCGTATAAGTGAGGGTGATGTACCTGGTGCTGGTATAACGAGATTAGATTCACAGGCAAATGAATTGAATCAAGGACAGACACTTGAGTCAATGAGAAATCGTCTTAACTCTTATCTCTCGGATGTTGATAACGTTGTTCAATCTATAGAAGACCAAAGACCTCAGTATCAAAATGTTTCTGAAGGTTTCTTAAAAGTAAGAAGACCTAATCAGGCAATTATACTTAGGTCACCTGATAATAAACAATTGGCTTTTAGTAAACCAGTTGAAGGTGCTGTAGTAACGTCTGCTAATGGTACTGAAGTTGTTGCTGTAGGTGAAGAACCAAGTTACTTAGTGG